CCATCAAAAGAGAGCCGAATCTTTTTCTTAATCTTCCTCTAAAGACATAGGCATTTTGTAAATAAGTAAAAGCATCGTCCATAACCAAGAACGGCCTAAGATCAGTTTGTAATCCGGAATTAAACGGTGCAATTAAAAATTTATCATATGCCATATTATCTTCCTATATTCCTATTACAAACCAACAAAATTGAATGCCGGTTCCAGTGGTAGCTAAAGAGCTAGAAACAGTAAAAGTGGTTTGATTATATCCTGTTAAAGCAACGAAATTTTCAGTAGCTCCTGCACCGGTAATTCGAGTTAATTGAGGAAATGCATTGGCAGTATTAAATCCAGGAAAATTAGTCAGTTCAGTATTATATGTGAGTGTAACGCTAGTACTACCGCCCGTTGTGCTTCTTCCCCATGCCATCAACAAACCAGATGGTAAATATGTCCATCCGTTTCCAGCATTAGTTCCACCCAATACATAAGCTGTCATTGGTATCTGCTTAACAGTTGGACCAGTTATTGTTTTATTTACATATAGTTCATTAACACCAGTGGCGGCATTAGTTGCGGAATATAACCCAACATTTCCAGCTGGAATTGCAGGAGTTGGAACTTGAGGTGATAGATAAACGAAATTAAATCCAGATGTTAAATTTAAACTAGCACTAGCTGCCTGTCCATTTCCCCCAATCACTCCTAATGCTTGAAAATTACCTAAAATTTGTGGTTGAGAAACGGATAAAGAGTCATTACTCTGCGGAATATTGTAGTTATACGCCATTATTTCTCCTAAGTTGATTACATATTAAAATGATGAGCCGCCACCACCAGTTTGTCCCCATCCCCATCCTTGGCTTCCACCAACTTGGTCCGTATAAATAGTAGCAGTACGTTCATTAGTATTTTGTACTATTGTTCTTCTGAGACACAAACGCATCTGTTGATTATATTCTGGCATAATCATCTGAACGCTATCTAAATCCATTCTATCTTCAAATATCTTTTTAGCTGCTCCATAAGCGACTAATTGCCAATATTCTTCTAGTTCTGGAGATTGTCCTGCGGCTAAAAGTGCAGTAGGTCTTTGAAATACATCAAAAGTTATCCTGTACGGTTGATCAGGAACAGGTCTAACTGTGAATTCATTATTATAGAACATGATAGCTTGAGGAATCGATAGATTTTGAGGAACCGACTGGCTATTAATTGGTATTCCAGGGCCAGGAGCATTAGTAAAAGTAGCAGTAAATGCACCCGTTATATAATTTATTGTATTACCAACAAGAATACCACCAGTTCCAGGGATATAAGGAGCGGTTCCTATAGGGGGAGTTTGCAGCGCGGCTTGATATGCAGCAGAAGCGGGATCATAAAGATTTCCCAAATGAATTGGGTTACCTGTAGCAGAATCTATAATTGGTATATCGGCTAAAGATAATCCGTTACCATTAGAATCACTAGAGCTAAATAGAACGTTGTTTTGTAAAAGCGTTATATATTGTGTTGATCCCGGTGGAACTATTGACTGTTGTGAATTAATAACACCAGTAAAGTTTGTAGTAACGCCATCTCCACTTGCTCCAATTGAGGCAATGCTATTTATCATTGGATAAATGCCGAAAAATTGGTCTCTAGATTGGGTAAATAGTGCAGGAAAACCGCCAATAAAGAATGGTGGATGAACTGTTAAATAAAGGTTTTGAAAATTATAAAGCATATTAGTAGTAACACCACCAAAAGAAGCTTCGTCGGTAGGATAAACATCTTGTCCTGTATTACAAAAAAAGGTAAACGGTCTTTTTAAATTATAAGTTCGTAAGTGTTCTGGAAAATCATACACTAAAAAAGTATTAATATAGTTATCTAAATCAGCTTGAGATAACTGCGCAGTACTAGGTGAGCGCGTAAGACGACGTACTTTTGTCTCTATAGCCTGTAATGTGGCCGTAGGCGCACCTACAGTAGCCGTTGGGGTTGGTGGGGTAGGATTTGCCATTACAAACTCCGTTTAAATTTTAAGTTTTACAATACAATCAATACTAACAAAGTAAGTTTTCAACTTCTACTATTTCTTAATGTGGCAATGTATTCTGCACAGCGGCCGTTAAAATCGAATTATCTTCGCCTATTGGGACCGATTGTGCTTGTTGGCTATTATACGGATATGTTTCTGGCATAGAGAATACATCAAATAGTGTTGTATCAATATTAATAAAAAAAGAGTTAGAACTATTTACAACTATAGTCCCAAATAGTTGATTAATTTGTTGCATCCCAAATCCAGGGGGTGTATCTATACGCACAACAGTTCCAGTAATATAAAGATGTGGTTGTGTTGTAACTACTAATGCCGGATTAGCATTGGTTATATTATAAATAGTGCGCAATGCTGGTTGAAATATCGGATTAGTTATTGGATATGCCATATCACTACTCTCCTTGCTTATATCATTTCAGCTGTAAGTATTGAATTTCCTACTGGAGTAAGATCGTCAATATCTACAAACTCTAAACTTTGAAAACTACAACGACGTACTTTTTGACCAATTTTCATTAATGGCTTTCCGCCTTCATCAGTAGCATAGGAATGTACTGGATACCAACAATTTTTATTCAAATGTTTAGCTACGCCCAATGGTAATGTATAAACTTCACCATCCAATAAGGTGAAATTTTCTACGTGGTCGGCCTTATGTATTTTGATACTAAAGGACATTGTTCCGCCTGGAACTTCATGAAATCTAAATATGCCTCGCACTGGTTCACGATCTTTATCGCGTAAATACTGAGCATTCTTTTTTATTTCTTCTAATTTATTTATTTTAGAATCTACTTTGGATTCTATTTTATTTTCTACTTGTTTCATCTTTTTTCTTCTCTCTAAAAGGTATATGAGGGAAAGCGCTTTCCCCCATATATTAATTCAATATATTACAATCCGCCATAGGTAGATTTACCAGCTGTCCAGTAAACTTTATCTCCAGCAGTTGTACCAGCAGGACCTGTAATAGCCGCACCGGATATAACTCCAAGACCACCTGTTCCAAGTACCATACCAAGAACGCCTGTATTTACAGTAGAGTCAGCTAAAATACCTGTGTTGGTATTAAAGATTTGTTGTCCTGCAATAGTAGGAGTTTGTGATGCGGTGCTCACTAGCGCAGTTGCTGTATCTTCACCAAATGGGGTAACTTCCGGGAATGAACTCGGTTGTTGCGCAATGGTTGGATAAGTAAATGCGGTGAAAGCAGTAGTATCAATATTGATGGTGAAGTTGTAATCATCAACAACGCTAAGAATAATGGCGCTAGTACTGTTATTAGAAGGAAAGTTATTATTCAGTGGGTTAGGATTTAATTGTGTCATCCCAGAAACTGCAGGAATATTAAATCTAATTTCTTGTCCAACAGTAAGACCATGAGCAATTGCCGTACTTACTTGAGCATTAACTGCTTGAGTAATATTGGTAATATTTCTACGTCTTGGATAGAAAAGAGGATTAGTATTAACAATTCTATAGAAACCAGCACCACCAATAGCACCAGGAGCTGTAGCTAATGCGTTACCAGCTGTTAATAGTGTGAAGCTTGTATTTGCAGTAACTGCGCCTACAACCATATCAATACCATTAACATCATTTTGAGCTGTATTACTCATACGAACTACAGTACCAACAGAAATTCCAGCTGTGTTACCAGTACTTACTACAGGACGCGTTGCGTTAGTAGAAGCAGTAGTTGCAACAGGAGCTGAAATTAATGGTAATGCACCAGCAGTTTGTCCTGATGGATCATATAAAGTAAAACCACCAGAAGCTAATGTGTCGCCATTAATAATAGCTGAACCATTGCTATAGTATTTTACAGTACCCGTTCCAGCGGCCATTCCACGTTGCCAGTAAAATTCATTACCAGCAGCAGCAGCGCCGCCAACAGTGCCACTTTGAGTGTAGTTAACTACTCTTGCCCAGTCTGCACCTGAAGGTATAGCTATTACTAAGTTAGCAATAGTTGAAGGTACGACAAAAGACCCTTGTCCGATTATAGTTCCGTCCATAGTGATTCCTTTCTTAAGCTAATGTTGCACGTAAGTTTAATACCCACAAATCATTAGTGATTCGAGGTACTTCCGCAAATTTATAACCAACAGAAGCATTCAATGCTAATGGACCATCATATATCGGTGGGCGATAAATGAAGCTAGCAGAATATCCATCTTGTTGTATGCAAGCATAAGCTTCCATTCCAACACAGAAAATATTGTAAACATCAGCACCTAAAGAAGAGGCATTAGGTGAAACGGATCCAATAGAAGATATTAAGAATCTTAAGTTACCAATAGCACCCCATTCTGAACGCAATGCATTCATTGGAGCTGGATATTGGTTCTTTTGTATAAATCCGGAAACGTTATCAAGGTTACCGGTAAGCTGAGTTGATGATAACGCAAAATACGCATCACGAACTGGAGCTGTACCAAACTTATCTTCACCCTCAATGTTATCCATGATTGTATAGGCATTATTATTTAATAAAGCTCTAACAACTGTATCAACATCAGAACGTGTTATTTCAGTCGGGACATCCCCATTAACTCCGCCTGTACAGTTAATGAAAGAGGCGGTGCTCGCAAGCATGTCTCTAGTCAACTGATCTTCTGTCTGACGAAGTGATACACCCAATCTTGCAGCACATTCGTTTAATACCAATCTGTTACTTTTATGACCAATTACGCAGCAGCTGCTGCACAATTGGCGAGGAAGTTTATTTAGCTTCCCTCACTGCATTTCTGCAATGTTCAGAGTACCGCATCCTTTTTCAAGGTCTTCTCGCTTACTACGTTCAGGCTGATCTGAACCCCAACAACAAGATGCTACATACAATTCGTAAGTATTTTCTGAGTGACCCCTATAAACTACTTTAAAATTTCTATATGGAACTTCTTTAATAAAATCCAACATAGATTCAAGAGTAGTAGCTTGGCACATTATACTATCGAAATGATTTTCCGAGTAACATTTATCGCAGTAATTCATATCTTGCCCCTTGTTGCCTCCAGCATTATCTGGTAAGGGTTTCAAGTCTATCAGAGAAGATTTAGAGACCCCATACTTATTAAGAGAAACTAATTTAATATAACATTCATGCCTGAATTCCAATTCTTTAGAAGAAATACCATCGCGGCAATATAAAGTGTTCACTGAGTTTTCACAAAAATTTAGCAAAACTTCAGCATTTTCTTTTTTGCCCCTTAAGAATGGAATGATTCTTTTTAGGAATTCACAACATTCTTTCTTGGTATAAATTCCATATTGATAATGAAATCCAGCGGAACAGTCTTTATTTTTAGGTATATATAGTTTACCTAAAGGAAAATTCTCACGAATATAATTTATGGCACGAGTATCTGTAGATGAAATACTTATTATTGGTAGATATCTATGGTTTTTAACGTGCGTTCCTTTATTCTGCTTTTGACATTTAACAGAAAAAGATCCATCAGTATCCATAATACCAGCCAAATAAGACCAAAAAACGCTATCTTCACTAATAACTTTTGCTATCTGGGTAGTTAAAGTGTTATCAAACGAAGTCCAGTCGTTAGATTGAACCATCTTTATATAAGCACGTTCTTTTTCAACGAGTTTATCATCAGATAATCTTTTCCCTCTTTCAAATGGTGTTTGATTTATAAAACTAAGCAGAAATTTTGCTCGCTCAGATTTAATGCGCAGATAGGGAATAAGTTTTTCCAAAACAGGTCTAACGTTATCATGACTTCTTATTCTCCAACGATACATAAGATGTCCTAATGAGCCATCTTTACGAGTACAAGGCTTAGTTATAGTGACACTTCCACTAAGTTCTGTTGTTAAAAAATCAATCACGTCTTTCTTCCAGCTTACAAACTGCAGGAACGGATAATAGAGAGGACTAGCCTTAGTCTTATGCTTGATAATACTAAAACTTCCATCGCCATCCATAAGTCCCGCTAGATATGCCATTTTTATATTCTCTTTTTCCATCTGTTCCCTCAGTTATACATTTATTCATATAACTAAGTTTACATGGGTTATATTAAAAGATCAAGTGAATCTTGTTATGCAAAAACCAGGTTCATTTGTTTAGGGTCTTGGTTTTGCAACGTTACTTGTTCAGACAATTGTACATAAGTTCCATAGAAACTTATCTTTGCATCTATCAATCTATTACTTGTTAACCACTTATGTGGCGGGTAGTCATTTCTGCTACCTCTCTGTCTTTCGATCAGAGGTTGGACTATCACATAGTCTTTCGACTTCTCTGGGTTTAGTCTCTCAGCCTGCACGGTTGCCCTGCTTGGCCCTTGTAACCTTAGCATATACCTTAGGCTTCCAAGTCGATTACCAAAGATTTAACGTGGACATAGTATTTATCCACAGCTGTTAAATTTTGCGGTGGAGGAGTGACACCGGAGTTTCCAAGTGGAACCATAGCTGTATTTAAAGGATTATATCTTCTCATACGCAATGTTGTACCACCATTACGAGGCATTTGTTTTAGCATCGCAGGGATCTTGTGAATCATGTTCGGAACTGGAACCGAAAGTAATTTGTAACTAAAGCTTTGCTGCCATTCTCTTACTTTCAGGCCTATAAACTTAAACCCTACTGACCATTTCTGGCGGGATCAATACTTCGATCAATCCTCTTATAGTTTCCTATAAGTTGAGACTATCGCTTACGCTCTCGCGTCTAAAGGACTTAGTCGTTGCGGCTACTTTATTACCATTAAGCTCTCGTATTTTAACATACGATTGCTCTCGGTAATTTAGCTCGTTATCAGAGGTACCACGATATCCAGGAACGCCTTCATTTTTAATATGCTTGCTAAATTCCAGTAACAGTTCTGCTCTATTTCTTTTCACTCTTAGATGGGGAATAATCCCCTCTAAAAAAGGAATAATTGCTTCTCTGCTTCGTATATACCAATGAAAAATAGGTTTACAGTTAGGCCTATTTTTACGAGCGCCATCAAGAGTCATAGATCCAAACTTCATATCATTCATAATGAAGTCTATGGCTTCTGGTTCCACCATGGCTATTTTAACGGTAGGCAAATAAACGGGATTCCATTGAGAAAGATTTGTTGGAAAAGCTAATGCTCTTTCCGTAGTCCTTCTTTTAGTCTTCCTATTATATTTTCCTATCATAAAACACCCATCTGCGTCCATAATGCCTGCGATATATGCCCAATGCGTTTGCCTCTGGTTATCTTGCATAAATTCCCTTTATTTATATGTGTGTTGTACTTACTGTGAGTATAGCACACCTTGGAATTTATGTTTAGACTTTCCATGTAATCACCTTCAGTTTTATTCCGGCACTCAGTTTACCGGAGAGGGCAATGTGCTCGTAGTAGTTATAGCCATAAGTGGCTCCTTAAGTGAAATGTTAGTAATAACACAACTTAAGTCTGACGAGGACTTCGTACGGTCAATGTGTGGGCGAATCACATACGGCCCAGGGGTGAAGTGAGCGACTCTTCTATACGTCTCATGGGTATAATACTAAAGTGAAATTATAGAATCAAATTAAATCATAATTTAGGGGAAAGTGTTACGCTATTTAGCAAACGTGTTACTTGGATGTCATTGCGTTGGGAAGAGATGGGAAAAATTCCCACGGCTTGACAAGCAGGCTGATTGTTGTTGGCGGAAGGTATGCAGCCTCAGTGCGTGAGGTTTTGTCACACACTGAAATGCGTTATTTAAGTTGTTATATCTTCTTAGACTTTATTTTAATTCCATCTTTTCGTATAGGGGGGATTCTTTTGTCGATATAGTTGAATTGCCTGTAGAAGGCTGTTTCTTCCTAATATTCCCAGTTTTTTTATTGATTTTAATTGTATAATACTTTTGAGCTCTATGTCTTCTATATATTTTATTCCATAATCATTAAGTAATTTAATCACCCGATTAGAGTGCTTAAAAGATGGAAGTTTTGTAATAAGACTTTTAAATGCGCCTTCAGGATTGGTTGGTAAATACATCCAATAGAAAACATCGTAACCTATAAAAACTTTTTCCCCTGAAAACTCTATGTGCCAGTTAGAATGTCTTTTAACATCGCAATTTTCACATGAACAGAATTTGTCTAAGAAATAATGATAAGCAATGGCTATCATGCTCTCTTTATAGACAGAATGCTGTATAAACACTAGAACATTTTCTTTTTCATTTTCAGGCAACCGATCTTTAACGTTAATCCATTCCATATATTTTTCCTCTTAACTAAAGCATTTTAAAAAAACTATTATATGTAATAATAGACGGTCCGTTAAGCACACTTTGATCTTCATCTCTTTTATACGTAGTTTTCAAAAAAACTCCCCAATTTCCAATGGATTGTGACTCACATTTGAATGCATAAACTACATTTGTTTGTACTATATACACACAAGGTCGTGTTTTTCTGCAACTTATTTTCTTGGGTTCTTCCGTTAAACAAATGCAGGAATTACGTTTTAATAAGAATCGTTGACCATGAAGAAATGGTATAGAACTATCGGGATAAATCGGATGCCAATTATTTGCTAAGTGATATTCGATATATGCATCTCTATCACTTTTATAAGTAAAACCCGTTGCAAAATAAGTTATATCTCTCAAACTTCTCCTCAAAAACAATTAACTTATGATATGTATTTCGATTGGTCGCATTTCAAAGTGATTAGGATCACTTATCTTGCCGCCATTTTTTATAAATTTTCCACCCCAACGATTATTATCATGAAGTGTTTCCCAGTATTCACCAAAAGGTTCATAATATTTTGAATCTTGGAGATAATCCCCATTTAAATCGAACAAATTTAGGTCTATGGCTAATCTTTTACAGTGTAAACTATCGTTTATACCTTTTCCTTCTTTGGCATATATAGCGGCCATTTCTGGACACCTGTAAGCATCGCCTAAAGTACAATAGAAATTTTGAATATTAATATATGAAATCAATTTAGAAACGTTAAGAGCAAATATGGACTGTTGTTGCCATAATTTCATAAGATCTCCAGCGGTAAAGAATAATTTAGTGCAGTGGTTGTGAGAGTTATTCACGAAATCACAACCACTGCCGTACACCGTATCTTTATTCTACACCGGGATTATTAAATGGTGAATCAAACTAATCCCGGTGTAACTTACCAATATATAAAAAGAGCAGTCAAAAGGATTATATATTAGTTACATTTTGTTTCTAGCTTCGAACATTTCCCTACGCAGTTGATCTTTAAGATCATCAGTTAATCCATTTGCAAACGCATTAGCTTTAGAAAGAGGACTTTCTCCTTGTTGCGGAGAGACGCTAGCAAGAGGTTTGGGTTTAGATAAATTTCTAATAGCTTGAGCTCTGTCAGGATTATAAACTTCTTCTTTAGATATTCCCAATTTCTTAATCATCGTATAAGCAGACACAGCAGTAGAATAAAGATCTGTTGAAGAATTTAAAGTATAAGCAATTTCAGGAAATTGAGACTCTAAAATCTGTATATTTCCGGGATTAACTATCTTCTCAAAGTCAGGAAATTGAGACTTTATTCTAGCCTGTGTAACTTGAGCAGCAGTTTGTTGTTTATATGTATTTAATTCTTGCTGTAGTTTTCTTATCTTTTTATCAACCTTAGAAAGGTGTTTACCTTCAGCTAAGTCGGTTTCATTTAAGCCGAGCTCTTCATCATAATCTACTTCAGGCTGTTTATTCTTGGAAGCCTGTAATTCTTGAATCGCCGCATCACGTTCTCGCTCAAATCTATCAGATCTATCTGCTTTTTCGCGTAACAATCTGAAATTACGATCTTTATTAGACTCGGCTGCTTGCTGAACCGGTTCTGGCTGAGATTCTTCTTCAATAACTTCTTGAGATTCTACATCTTCAACTAACTCATTATCTTGTGTGACTACTTCAACTGATAATTCCTGTTCTGGCTGATTAAAATTAGCAACTTGAGATACTGGAACTCCATTCTTATCGTATTTCATTTCAAATGACATTATGCTCCCTATGTTTTTGTAAATGTTATGACCGCGCCTAGCGAATCTTCTTCTTCATTATTTAATTTCTTTGATAATTTTAATAGTGTTCCATCTTCAAATGATAAAACGAAATCCAATAGTTCTTTTTCCTGAGTGGGAACATTAAGTGGATCTAATCGCATTATCTCACAAGTTTCCTTGCACGGAACTACCCACAAGAATTCAATTTGTTCATCTTTGCGATGGAATTTATAAACTATTTGGTCGTATTCTGGGGTTGGACATGAATAACGTGAAAAGAAATAATTACGAATGACATTAGGCATTAAGCGTTCTTTTTTAGTAGTAACTACCACATAAAAATCACCTATTACATAAATAGATTTAGCGCTTTCAACACATTCATATAGATTCTTGTCATAGTCAGTAAGATTCTCTTCCATTTGCTCATGAGCTGAATGAGTATCATCTGACTGTTTAATTATAAGCTTGGATGAAATATCACCAATGGTCTGTTTTGTCATATTACTCCCTTATTGTGATGTGAATTTCATAATAAAATAACAAAAAACCCATGATAATACGAATATTACCATGGGAAGCTTTAAAAAAGAATGTAGTTGAGATTAGAGTATATTAAATGCGATGCTTATTTCAATTATTATTACGAATTACCGCTTGGAGTTGTAGTTATGTAGTCACAAGTAGCTTCTATGCTTTGATCAAAAGGATTTGAATTTGTATCCGTAGAGCTATTGTCATTATTCATACACATTGTATAAAGTGAGCACGAAAGAATCATGACTAAAAATAAATATTTCATATGTTTCCTTTATTAATTACACAACTTCTTTAAAGATTAATATATTTTATAGTGAAACCACATAAATATAAAGTATCTATATGATTTCACTATAAAATAGAGGATAGTATATGAAAAGTAAGACTCTTTTATTTCTTTTTAAGTTTCTTCTTCTTAGATTTCCTCTTAGAAATTCCCGCTTCATGAAGAGAAATCGCGATAGCTTGCTTAGGGTTAGTAACTATAGGTCCTTTTTTGGAACCAGAATGCAGTTCGTGTTCTTTAAATTTATGCATTTCCGTTTCCACTCTAGCTTTTTTAGCCTTCTTGGACGCAGTCTTTTTTAATTTAGGCATCTTAATTCCTTACTTACATCCACCTGGAACATGTGTTTTGCCGCATTTCTTACAGTGAGATTTTTTCATTTCTTCCTTTAAAGTTAAGAGATTTATTTCCAATTTTTAGAACTTTGATCGAACATATTCAAATGTTCCATAAAATTATCATGTCTAAACTCTCTGTGAATAGCTCTATTAGATAAATTAGCCATTGCTTTATGGTCTTCGCTAATTTGTCTGGCATCTTCACGCTCTTGTTTTCTTCTTGGGTCCACCTTTTCAAAAAAGGAAACCCTAAGTATTGATTCTATTTCCATGTTTATCTCCCTTAAAAGAAGGGACTCCGATAGTCCCCCCATGCACAAGAAATTCTCTTATCTAACTCGAGCTGTTTCCTGAAAAAGTAAAACTTGATCAGTTTTCTTCTTCTTCTTACTCTTTTTTTGTAAATTAGCAGGAACTCCAAGAATGCCATAAGCTATCTTTTTCGCTTTCCCGGCTGCTCTAACCATTGCTGGCATATTTACACTTTTTTAGGATAAAAACTGGCCGCTCTCTTACTGTCATCATAATCCATTTGGCGATCAACACCTTTTATAGTATCGTCCAAACCTTCTGGATTATAAGGTCCTGTTCTAGGATAAGGTTTAATCATAACTTCCTGAGGAAGATTAGCTATTGCTCTCATATCTTCATGAATCATTCCAGCATCTTCCATCTCTTGAGTTCTGCGAGCTAATTCTCCAGCATATGAACCTTGAGATATTCCACGCATATGATCAGATTTGTAATGTTCTGAATCCATACGGCCACCATGGTTTTCCATTCTACCTAGGTGTCCTTCATGTTCAGCACGTTTGCTGGCATGATGTCTTCTTTTTGCTGCCATCGCAACTCCTTCAAGTTACTGCTTGGATTTACAACCATCGAGATCAATTTTCTACCCCGATTTATAACCAAACAACGGTTAACGTCTAACTTGAAAGAACACACAGTGTGCCCTCTCAGTTATTTTTCTTTTCTTCTAGTAATAATTCATCAAATATATTTACATAATTGAGATAAATATTACTTAAATCTAAATCCGTAACATCTTTTTTAGTCAAATAAGGATCAATATCATTAAAGAATTCTTTATATCTGGTTTCCGACCATTGATCAGAATGAGATAATACGATAATAAGAATGTTTAATACTAATGGACTCATATTTGCTCCTGTACGGTTTCTTGTGCTTCAATATTTTTATCTGTGTTAACTTCACTTTGTTTAACAATATTAGATAAAGCTAATAATTTTTCTACTTGACGTAAATCAATTTCATCAACTTCTTTAAGAGCCTTTACCAGATTCAAGAATGCTATATCTTTATCTTTGTCGGCAGCTGCCAGACGCTCTACCGCGAGTGCTCTATTTTCTTCAATTCTACTTAAACGTTCATAACCTAAACCTTCGTCAGCTTTAGATCTAGCTTGAGTTAAATCGATACGAGCTTGAGTTTCCTGCATTTGCAATTGCATTTGTTGCTGCGCTTGTTGCATTTGCTGTTGCTCATTATTTCTAACAGCGTCTATAAGTTTTTGTTTGTTTTGGATTGTAGAGGCATCCAATAAGAGATCATTCGGTATAGGCAATCCTGCTTCGCGTAGCATTAATAATTGTGCAAAGTTCATCTGCTTTTGAGTAGAAGTATTAAGGCCTTCTTCCACGACGGCATCATATTTACCAAAAGCTTTATTATAAAATTGCTCAGTCGGCTCTTGGCCTTCGAGTATTTTCTTAACTTTTCCAGGAGTAAAGTTTATTTGAATAATATCGAGCATCAATTTACCTAAAAGTTTTTGAGCTCTATCTAAATTATCAAATAATACCTGTAAAGTAGTAAGACCGGCGCCCTGTCTCAACATGGATAATACGCCAGCCTTGTCGTCTGTTGCACTGCCGAGTAATTCTTCATTCACACCCGAAATTTCTTGAACTTCTTGTGCTAATAGCCTAGATAGCTCGATCATTGATGGTGGAACTTGTGGTGGTAGAATTTGCTCTACATCTGACATAAGTGCTTCTTCTTTTAAGGCTAATCCCCTTCCCTGTCCAGATAAGAAGACATCCTTTGGATCAACAAGTGCATTCTCTTTATATTTCCATCCTGAGTTAATCTGACTTTCAAGAATATCCAGTTCAATAACTCTGCGCCTATTGTATAAATATTGAGCATCGCGCAACCCACGCACCACTCCCTGAACTCTCCAAGGGAAGTAAGGCATCTGGGGATTATAATAAGCAAAAACAGGCACAAATGGATACTGATCAATACCCAATGGATTGGGTCCATGGTACATTACCTTTCCTTGAACAACTATAGCCAAGTTAACAGTAGGAATATCTTGTTCAACAACCGTAATACTGGGATATGTATGTAAAAATAATCTTAGTTTTTCTTCATTGTCGCTACCAGTTCCACGCCATTCTTGGCTTTCTCCAGTTTCAATATCAACTAACATCTTTTGAGATCTATAATCGCGATAATAAAACTCATCATATGTTAATAAGTTTTTCATACCATAGTTGTAGCTTTCAGGCATGAATTGAAATTTACCATCTCTTCCTGTTCCAGAATCATTACCTATAAGTCCGATGATTTCATTTTCATGATCTGGAAGAAGCGATATACATTCTCTTTTAGTTAAAAAACTACGCTTCCAAATTGCATTACAATCTGAAAGATCTGATTTTCTAAAATAAGGATCAATTAAAAAACTATTATATGAACAGTTATCAACTTTTATGTTACCCGAAACTGGATCTGCTCTATAATCAACCCAAACTTGTAATAGATTCATACCAGTAACTAATGACCCTTGAAAGGATTCTGATATCGTTTCTAATACGCCCTCATTTTGAGATATCCATAGTAATATTTTAGTAAATTGATCGGCTGTCATATCATCAAAATTTTCTACTCCAGTAACTATAGTAGATTTACGATTTCTTCTTTGATGACCAGAAATCATATTAATAACACGCATAATACGGTTGAAATTAAATTGACGGCGTCTATTAGCAGGAAGATTTCCATAAAGATCGTTCCACAATGTTTGATCACCAGTATAAAATCTAGTGTCTGTATCCAAAACTGTTACTTCAGCTTTCGCTTACTGACCTATTTCTAGGCGGGGAAGTTCTTCGACATTCCCTCAAGACCTTTCGTTGTCTTGTTCTGACTATCGTATCCCAGTTAAGGGTCTTCTCACTTAGTCGATCACGCTGCTTACGCTTGCGCCCTGTCGCCATAGCTTTCGCCTTAGGCTTCCAAGTCAATCAGAGAAGATTTAACGAGGCCAATTTTTTAGCCTCCCCCCAAAAAGCTTGATTTATAGTGATGGACTCACTATAAAAGGCTTCCATGCGGCTCAGGATCCCCTTATCCCTTTCATCATAGTATTGTGGTCCAAGCTGTGGGAATAACATAATTGGTCTCCTAATATAAAATTTTAACAACAAAAATTTGTTACAACTTTAGTCTAGAATTACAATTACACAAGATCAATAAGTTTGTTTTAAATAAGACTTAAGATTAAATTTATCACAGCGAGTACAAAATCCAAGAAGATCGCATTCTGATGTTTCTAAATCTATAATTTTATGACCAAAGCAATTACATTCAACACAAAATCTTCTCTCTCTTTCATAGGCTACACAACTCCTACAAGCAAGAGATCTATTATTTTCTAATTGGTACTTAATTTTATATGAAATGTTACCACACTCACATTTGCAAATAAATTGTATCTTGCCACGAGACGTTCTCTCTTTTAATATAGAAACCACAGTCCATTTATTATATTTCTTTCCAACAACATCCTGATTGGCATTTAGATATCTAGAATTGGCGCACTCTTTACATTTAGTAGATTCACCACTTAATAAAGCCTTCTTTTTAACTAGAGCCTCGAAGCCACAAGAGCATCTACATAAATATTTTAAACCACCATTACCATCCCTATTATTTGTAGGTGATAACACAAGCCAGCTACCAAATTGTTTGCCAGTACAAATATCTTCTTGTTGTCGTCTATTATTAGAATTTTCTTTTGGTGTAGCCCACCGACAATTATTTGGTTCATAATGACCATCAGTATTAATTCTATCTAATTGATATGCTTCGGGCCTTAAGCCCATATCCGCTAAGAAATTTTCAAAAGAATTCAACCAGCTCTCACAAACTTTTATTCCACGTCCACCATAAAGATAAAAGTTTGGACGTTTGGGATTTGTGCAGCGAGTTATCATTGCTCGCCAAGAAGAGTATGTAGGTGATTTATGCAATCCATGCTTTACCATAATATTAAATTATAGCATAAGTACGCCATTTTCTCAATATAAATACCCCAAAACAGACTCCTAAATCCCGACTTTGAATGATAAATTTTACCGTACTCTGTTGCAGTGATCCTTTAATAATGAGGTACATCTTCTCGAAATATGGCTGGCATATTAGAATCGCTGCCGTACATAGCTTTTTGATATCTTTTATCTAATTCCTCTGGAGTTAATCCATCTCTGGTTTTTGATAACGTAACACATAAATATCGCATTGCATCACTAAAATGAGATGACCAGTCATGTAAGGGATGATTTTTGTATATTTTTTTCTTGCTATCATATTCTTGTCTATAATTTTCGAGAGCTTTGATAAGAGTGGAACAGGAGTTTTCATCGATCCAGATTTTAGAAAGTGAACTTCGGACTGCTTCGATACCATCCACAATTGATACGTCGTTCGAAAGCGTAAAAGTGATGCCAAGTTGTCTTGCCTTCTCCCATCTTGTGATGCCTGAACCAAATTCACGAACCCTAATATCATGAGGAGCAATGTGTTTACCATAAACATACGGCTTACTCTCCAAAACTTTAACATAATGCTCTAATCCTTCTTTAGATTTTTCATAACAATCGATAATACGGACAACTTGTCCTATGTTTTGAAAAAATATTATACTTGTGCTGTCTCTAACGCCAATATCCCAACAAGTGTGAACCTTGAATGCCGGCTCCCACGGAACTTGACCAATTTGTCTTTTAACTCTCATTATATCAACATACTTAGCGTAATATGATCCCTCTACGCCCATTTCAAAGCTACAAAAGTATTCTTGTTGGATTAAATCATCCGACATTAGACCTTCAGCTTTCTCTTTTTCTATCTCCCACAAAGGAATATGTTCTGTATCTTCAACAGTTAATTTATAACAAAACCAATCCGGAGAATTTAATGCTATTTGAAATAATTCCCATAGATGATTTTTACCACGAGGTGTTGATAAAAATAAAGCCCATCCATTATTTGCCACCAAAATAGGTCTTAAAAATGAGTATGCTCGTGGATCTTGTAATGCATACTCTGAAAATACTACACCTTGTGGATTCGTACCAACCAAACCGTCATAATTGTCCGAACCCACAAGTTGAATGAGAGACCCATTCTTTAAAGTGATCTTCATTTCCTGGCTATTACTACCAGCTATTAACTGTTTAGGAATATAATCCAAAAAACGCTCACCATTATTTGTTATTGAGTCCCAAATAACGCGCTTAGCTTGAGCAAAGGTAGGGAATATGTAATAGTAGACCCCTATCTTTTTTAAAGCAGCTCTTATTATCAAATTAAAAGCGCAAACATCTTTGCCAGCACGTCGTGGTAAAATGGCAACCACTTTTTTATAACCTTTATTTTCAATGGCGTCCATTATTGGAACCTGATAAGGTCTAGGCTTAAATTTATCAAGATGAATTTGTATCGCAAGATTACTCATCTTGAGATTTCTTCAAGGGAACCAAATCTGATGGTGGTACTTTTGAAATTGTAACTTCTATATTCTGATGGAACTCTTCGTCTTTATTTAATTTGGATATTCTTTGAGATTCAGATACCCAAATATCTGAATAAAAACCCTGAACTTTAGCAACAGTCCCGGCATCATATTCTTTTTTAAGAGCACCGCGTTCACGACGATTACCCAAAGTCATCAAAACAAAGTCATGTGTAGTAGCTAAGAGATCAGAAAGCTTCAACCATTTGTAAAAAGTACTACGAGGAATTCCCTCGTGCTCTAAGAACTCTGTAAATATCAAAGAATCAGTCGACTTTATCCACTTGCTATACTTCTCACACAGCATTTCAAGGAACGTTTCGGTTACTGGTTTATGCATAAAGTAGAACATATCAATATATTCATCAATAACCCGAGTGTCTTTTCCACTTGATTTGTTATCTTTTTTTGCAGTGTTATTTTGGGAGATTTTAGATCTCTTGGTATCTTTTGCTCTAGCTAACATTATTTATCACCTAATTGTATAGTAACAGACCCAATTTGTATCTCAGCTTTTAATGACGGAACTGGAGATCCAGTAGTCTTTAATTTAAATATAGTCATTTCAGTTCTAGGACCCTTACCATCATCATATCTTTTCTCTGCAAATGTATGGCATATGATTGAATCATCTTTGTATACAATGCCAGTAGCTACATCTTCATAGAATTTTATTAAATTAGAAATATCAGGCTTGATAAAATGGTAAGTATTATATTTAGAAGTAACCTTTTTATGAGTAACACTATGAGGTATCGGCATATAAAATATTATTTGCATACCTAAAGGACCTTCAAACAAAGGAGAGCTTCCATGTTGCTCTTCTAATTTACCAGAACACGTCATCTTCAAGCCCTTCTGAGAATCCCAAACAGCAGACGGAGTGTATCTTGGTCGCTGTAACGGTATCGGATTACCAAAAATAATGTACTGCTTAGATGTTTCCATATGCATTTCCTTTTAATTGATTTATACATTTACTACAAACTTCCAAATACTCCTTTATATGTTGCGAAGTCTATCAAAAAAACTAAAAAAATCGAGGGATTAAAATTTGTGTTATGTAGTTTCATCAAGCTCCATTCTTAACTTACGAACTTTATCACACGTCCTTAAATTCCCACTAAGCGGCAATGGACCAGTTATCTTGTTCAATTCACAACTACCACAACAGTATTTACCCAAACAACTACCACAACAAGGGTGAATATTCTTCACAGCCCACGTAACTTGCTTAACAACTTTGTTATCAACTTTATTTTCCAATCGTTTGGCCATAGCACTAGGCATGTATTTTTTATTCAAAAATGAATGGGAAGAAGAAGAGAGAGAATTATGCGAATCATAATCGAAGCTTCTTGCCAAGATATCCCTTTCATAGTCCATTTGCTGAGTTGTTACATTAAAATTATCAAATTTCCCACCGTAAACAAGGTTATGTTCAAGAATCTTAAAGCGATTGTTATATTCTCTATTATTTTCCTCATATATTTGTTTAACTTGTGTAAACTGTTCTTGTAAAGTAGCTTCCTGAGCCATTAATAAAGATAGTGGTAAATACCATAAAGCTTTGAATATTGTCTTGAGTTTTTCTCTAACTTTTGGATCATCAAAATAACTAGAAATTTTATACTCACATGATGTCAGATGACGATAGTTATAATCTACAAATTTAAATTCTCGTAACGTCCTAAAAGATTTATTAGCGTGTACTCTAGAAATACCAACTTTGTTTGCTACATAAGCTTGAGTTGGATAAAGATCCTTCAAACAGTTAGCCATAGCTAACATATGACCCAAAATAGCTATCTCAGATCTATTGAGATTCTCTCTAATAAACTTTTCCGGATCATCTAAAAATTCCTTTATAGTAGGAATTATATCTCTTACTTTTCTCTCTTGACATTTTAATCGAAATGAATTATTCTTTTGTGTATAAGATATACAGCGTTTTATGTTCAAATTGAAATACCTCTTCCTTCTTTCGTTGTTTTATGTTTAAAGTGATTAAGTTCATTTTTTATGTTCCTCGTTGATCGCAGTTTTAAGTTCATTTTTTATGTTCCTCGTTGATCGCAGTTTTATGATTTTACGTCTTTGGTGGGATGTAGTTATAAATTTATATTATCTTAAAGATTGACCCGGTTTTAAAGCCGGGTTTTTTCTTTGTTTCAATGATGCTAGTTTTCCGCGCATTTCGTAAAATTATTTATAATCTACGTTAATTCTTATTATTATCAAGTTCTATTCTCTGAAGATAGTTAACTATCTTAAAAATACTAGACGGTTGAAGCTTTCCATCCCCCAATAAAAATTTACTTAAACTTAATTGGCATACTCCAATATCTCTAGATAATGCCGCTACAGATTTCGGGTGTTTAATTAATAATAGTCCTAATTCTTCTGCAAGAACTAGTTGATTGGCAATTAATTCTTGAATGTTTGCATATTTCATCGGTGCTCCAGTGCTGTGTTTTGAGTATTTTTATATATGATATACTATTCTATCGCAATAATCAACGATAATTTGCTTTATATAATCATATGTGTTATTATATCTTATATAGTAATAATATATAAAACAGTAAGGAGTTTTATGAATAACGATAACATCTCAGGATTTAAAGAATATATAGAACATTATCGCAATAAGATAAGCGTAGATAAAATTCTACAATTAAATGAACAAACACTGGAATTAGAATGCGAATTCCACAAAATCGAACACAAACTACAACAATCAATTCTTGAATTGTCGCAAGAATGGATAGACCAAATAAGTGCAATTAAAGAAAAAGATAAAATAGATATTTTTCTTCTTACCAAGTGTAAAGAGGCACACAAAGAATTAATGGATATTTTCAAACGATAAATATCTTCCAATATAAAACAGTAAGGAGTTTTATGACAATAAAAGAATTAGCAAACAAACTAGAATCTCAAATTAATACCAAGCTTGAGATAATGACTGAATTAGGCAAAGAATCAAAAAGCCTACAATTAAAATTAGAAGCAATCCGTATCAAAATGGCAACTTTATGGGTGGATGAACTTAAAGGCGCTGAAAATATAATTAGATTGCAAAATCCAATGTTAAATGATTTATTTAATTCGCTCGAAGATGTTTACGAAATAGAAATATCTTCCAAGAAATAATTACTAAATATTTGTTTACACTTATACCTCATACCAGGATAAATATGGATCACCTAGAATTATCGAAAATCATAGAGGCGATAACCAAGCCTTACCAAGACAAAATCGTTGAACTTGAGTCAAAATTAAAGGTCTCTGAAAAGCATCAAGTTGCTTCCAACAGATCTATGGATATAAAAGAATTGGCTGTTGCTTTAACTAAAGCTCAATCAGTTATGGAAGTAGCCAACTTAAATCGCACAAATCCTTTTTTTAAGAGCAGATATGCTGATTTAATGGCAATAGTTCAGGCATCAAGACCTGCATTAACAGCAAATGGATTATGTGTAATTCAAAATATCGTACATCTTGATGATGATTCCAGTACGTTATATACAATATTATTACACGTGTCTGGACAATATATTGAATCAAAGATGCGTATAGCTCCGACTAAAAATGATATACAGACCATCAGTAGTTATACTACCTACATAAAAAGAATGGCCTATGCCAGTCTAATAGGTGTAGTAACTGGAGATGAGGACGATGATGGAGAAATGGCTGCTGCTGAAACTAGAAATACATTTCATAAAATGCCGGTTTTAAGTCCCAGCACAAAAGAAGAATCTCCAGAATTAATATCAAAAGATCAATGCGATGTATTAGAAAATGAATTAGATGGGCATCCAGATATCTATGAAAGAGTTATAAAAGCATTAAAGATAGATGGGTTGGAAGGTATGAGAAGAAGCATATTTGAACACTCACTAAAACAAATACAAAAAATGAAACATACAAAAGGTAGTAAATAGTATGAAGCTTATACGCAGAATTTATTAACCCTTTAAACTCGCTGGAGTTTTTATGAACCGTTTAATGTTTTTTTCAATAGTACTTTTATCCACATCAGCAGTCATGTGTATGGATAGAACAGATTCTGATGGCAACTTATCAGGATTTAATATAGGTGGTGCTTCTTATGATAGAGATGCAGACACAGGAAGTTGGTCCGTATCTATCGATCCATCATATGCTGATCGTGTTGATATAGCAATTGATAATACAATCGCTAGTTATTATGAATCACAAAAATAAGTAAGGAAAATTATGAATCTAAGTAAGTATTTAATTCTAGGATTGTTAGTAAATAATTGTGTTGCATCTAGGGCTGATATTGCACACATAGAAGCGCTATTGGCTGAAAAAGGTAAAGCAATCGAAAAAGCTGAAACTCTATTAGAAATATTACAAGCGACAGGTGAATTTACTAAAGAAATTTCTAATATTAAAAAGATTTACTTAGATTTACCATAAGGAAAACTATGATTAAAGGTAGTAAGTAATATGAAGCCCGTGAATAAAATTCTTGAACAATATTGTCCACCGACTTCATTAGATAAACATCCATTTGCAACTATATATAAAATAATTGTAGATAAAGATCGACAGGAATATCAGTTTTTTATTCAATTGAGTCAGGATACAGAACATCCAAAATGGGAACGCTTAGGCGCCTTTTTTGAACAGGTGTTTAATTATGAATTTATCGCAGATAGTGGTTTTATGGGAATATGTTTAGATATTTTCGTAGATCTACAACAAAAAAAGAAAGAAAGTCCCTTAATAGAAGAAAATTAATCTTCTTTTATAATATTTCTATAGGGAATACAATCTCCTTATTAATATGGATTCGGTATGGTTTCCATGTTAACAATAACCCCGAAGAATTCTTCGGGGTTATTGCTTTAAATAAAGCATAAGAGTTACTATATATTTTATAGTAATTTCTATAATAAGAAACCACTTATACTAGTTCTAATTAATCCATCACCCAAGGTTCCAAGAACCGAAGGACTTCCACTCACAACAGTCACAGTAACTCCAAATTTAGCAACGTCACCCGCTGTCATTGGCACAAATTGAGACAATGTAATAGAGCCAACAGTTAAGTTAGTGGAACCAAAGCTTCCTTGTTGTATGTTATAATCAGCAGCGCTGGTACCAGTTACAACTATATCCATTATCATTCTAGTTACGGCTGTATTAAATTCACCTATAAATGTGAAAAAATACACACCGGTTATTGGCGCGGCAAAAGAAGCCGGCGCTCCACTTCCACTACCAGCATAAAAGTTGCCAGTAGTATCAAAATTCACAGTTAAAGCAGATGATGTACCAATAAAATATTGAGTACTCTGAGTTATAGTCTGTGAACTAGGTTGATAAGCTTGGAAATAATTCCCAGCTCCTGCACCCGTTGTTGATATTGAGATACTATTATGCCCATTGGCAATCGCTATCCCTGATCCAGCAGTAAGCGTATGCCACGCAGGTGCTCCAGCAGAACTAGATATTAATACCTGGCCATCTGTGCCTTCCGATGATGAAAATACTCCACTACCGTTGGTTTGAACTACTCCAGCACCCAAAGAACTAACTGTAAGTCCAGTTGTAGCTGTTATAGAAGTACCTGCAGTAATTGAAGTTCCAGAACTGACAAATGTTCCAGCAGTTACGCCACCTGTAGCATTCACAGAAGTGCCCGCATTAACTGATGTTCCAGCCGTTAGCGATCCCGATACGCTTGGACTATTTATTAAATTAATAGTCATCACGTTAGTAGCAGCAGTAGTTAAAATATTAGAATTACCTACTATTTGTAATACACCGCCAGATTCTGCAGCAGTTGTTGCATCATTAGCCTCAAATGTAATTCCACCACCACCACCTCCTCCTGTATTTGTGATAATAATAGAATTTGCACCGTTAGTTATGGATATTCCAGATCCGGCAGTTAAATTAGCCCAGATTGGGGAACCGGCAGTATTACCGATTAAAAGTTGTCCATTCAAACCACCAGTAACAGATGCACTGAGTGTATGTATAGACGGAGTTCCTGTAATAGCTATAGTAGTTCCATCGCCAATAACATTTATATTATTCCCAGAGGGAAAAACCACTCCTCCAGAATTACCAGTAAGAGTCTCTAAAATTGCTGTAGCTCCAGAAATCTGTACCCAGTTTCCCTGAACATGCGGGCCGGTAGTAATATTTGCTAGATACCATAAATTCTGATTAACAGTGTTCAACCAAAATGCACCAAGTTGGAAGTTCTTGTATGGTCTGGTGGAATAATTAGCAGATGTCGGATCTACTCGCTGAAGATATAATTGCGCGGGAACTTCAGCAAAAGGTAATGCTTGAAGCCCATTTAAAGTTAAATTATTTTGAGCAGCCATCACATCTCCTTAATTAACTAACTAAATAACCGCCACAATATACAAATGTTTGACCACCATCAATACCAGCGGTTTTTGGTCCGCCAGTTGCGGAAGCGGTAAAATAAGCTGTGTCTCCTGAGGTCATATGAGCAAAAACCGCTCCATTTCCACCCAAGAATCCACCAGCGGCCACTGTTCCAGCTCCAGATTGATACGCTAAATTAAAACTATTTCCAGTGGTCACAACTACAATCTGAGTAGTGGTTTGTGTAGTAATTCCAGTATAAAGAATAGCTACGTTAAACATATAACGACCAGTAACCGGCGCCGTAAATGTGTGTGTACTTGTGTTAAAATTACCATTTTGATCAAACACTATTGTATCAAATGGTATGATAACGACAGTTCCATCGCCAGTAGAATTAGTAGATGATGTAGACGCATACGCTTGGAATGCCGGCTGGGATGTATTAGTTGCAATACCACCTGCAGTCAATTGATCAGAGGAATTGATAACTACAGCAGTTCCGGTTGAAGTGGCTCCATTAATACCAGCCACAAATGCTTTATTCAATTGGCTTGTTCCGCTACCAGTAGATTTACCAATACGAAGAACATGTGATTCGCCAACAGTACCATCAACGTCATCGCCAATTAAAATATTATATGATTCTGAAGCAGTATAATTTACTCCAGATTGATAACCAATACATACATTTCCTGATCCACCAGCAAGATTAAATAAATTTAATAATCCAATGCCTATATTATGGTTGCCACCCAATAATGTATATAAACAATCAGTACCAACGCCTACATTCCCTATACCTGTAGTAAGGGTAAATAAATTATTTTGTCCTAGAGCTGTGTTGTAATTTCCACTTGTAATAGATGATAAGGAAGCATTACCAAATGCGGAAGATTGATTGGTGCTATTTCCAGATTTGCCTGCATTGAGTCCAAAAAAAGTATTGAAATTAGCATCGGTTACATCAAGATCTACAGTAGAACCAGATGCTGCAAATTTAACTGTTGCTCCCGCATTTGTATTAGCATTAAAAGTAATAGTACTTCCAGTAGCTGAACCGGAATCTCCATCAATAGTTGTAATTCCACTACCTCCTGATGCGGTAATAGTAATCGTATTTGCTCCAGGAGTGATAGTAATTCCACTTCCAGCAGTTATTACGGCACTTCCCAATTGACCTGATACTTCTGTAACAACTTGTGCTGTTGATCCAACATTCACACCATCTATACCAGCTATATAACAAGTGCTTTGTTGTCCTGCACCTGTACCACTAGTACCTATGCGAACTACATTAGATTCGCTAACAACTCCAAAATTTCCAATGATAATATTTGAAGATTCTGATGTGGTATATGTATTAGCGGCATTATATCCAATAAGTATATTATGGGTACCCGTTAACAAGTGATCTCCAGATGAAGCGCCTAGAGCTGTGTTAAGAGTTCCTATGGATAATTGAACAAGGGATGCATCTCCAATTGCTGTATTACTTCCTGCATTAGAAGTACCAGTTGTATAATTATTGAGCGCATCTGTCCCGAAAGCAGAATTAGAGAATCCAATAGTGGTTGCAGCTCCAGCGCCGGCTCCAACATAAGTGTTGTTAATGCCAGTTGATATTTCTCTTCCAGCACCATATCCAACAGAAGTATTGGCTTCGCCTGAAGTTATCATTTGGCTAGAAAGAGTTCCGATACCGACGTTGTCTATACCCGAAGTCAAAGCACCAAAAACTCCATTTCCCATACCAACATTGCTAGTACCACTAGTAAGTGCAGGAAGAGAACTACCTAGAACTAAATTAGCTAATCCAAAATCGAGCGTTTCTGTAGAGCCAGAACCTGCAAATATAGGAGTAGAATTAGCAGTAATAATATTAATATTTCCAGCGGTAGGATGTACAGGTCCACCGCTATTACCAGTTAAAGTTTGTACATAACCACCTGGTCCTGAATTTGTAAAAAAGCCTGATACCTGGGACATAGTATCTCCTAAAAAGCACCAATGCCATAAAAGGTTGATAAATAAACAGCATTAACCGTAGGAGCGCCCTTAACATATATTACTTGGCCTTGAGCTGCTGCCCATGAACCACCAGCAATAGATGCATTGGTCATAATATCACTAATGAAATGTGAATTAGGCGCAACTACAAAATGATCGTGAGTTCCATCAAGACTAAATGTTAAAAGCACGTCTGTATAATTTACTATATATATTTGTCTGCTCGGATTGGCAAAAGCCGTTCCAAGTGCTGCATAGCTACTAGATATAGAACCAAAAGCTAAAGATCTAAGTGGCTCACAGTACCACCTGACCGCTAAATTTGCTGAAGCCATGTTTTCTCCTAGATTTGATTATTAACGGGTTCTGCATCAGTACTTGAAGACTCTTCAACTGGCTTATTTTGTTCAGCATGTGCTTCGGATTGTTTTTTCAATTCACCCACGCCACCAATAAATTCATTTAGTGTTTCTACAGCTTCATCATATGGTGAACCAAGAGGTATTAAAAATTGATAAGAACGTGAGTTTTTATTAACTTCCATGACAACATAAGATCTTAAATTGATATCCATAATGTCTCCTAAAAATAATTAAATTTTAATGTTATACAAAGTAGAAGAGGAAAAATCCTCTTCTACCATTAAGATATCAATTATTAATTTAATACCCAGAAATTAATATTATAATTTCCGCCAGTATTTGAGCCACCGGAATTTGAAATTATAAGAGATAATGTAGATGCAGCTACTTCTATAGCTGTAATAGATAATTTAACGTTAGCTATAGCTTCAACAGATGTAACTGTTGCAAATACTATTGAAGTTGCTAAAACAGTAGAGTTACTTATAGCAAATGTTAAAGTGCTTGCAGCCGTTATTTTTGTAGTAGCATTAGTTCCGTCTACCAAAATAGATCCAAGTCTAGCATTTAGCGTTGGACTTAAGGTTACTTGGGCTGTAGAAACACTAGGAGCAACTGAAATATTACCACCAGTAGGAGTAAGAACAATTCCACCGGTTCCACCTTTTATAGTTGTTGAAGAACTTGAAGATACTGACCCAATCGTAACTACGTTTAATGCAGCAGCATCAGCAATATGAACGGTTTTTCCACCGGTTCCAGTAGCTAAGTTTAATGTCTGTGTTCCAGCAGAAGCATTTCCAGAAAGTATATTAACTGTAGAGTTAGCACCCGCAGCACCACCAGCAATATTAACCACTTGAGCACCAGTATTTATACCATTACCAATAGAAATAGTGTTCCCAGTAACTCCGTTAGCTATATTAACTGTAGTAGCCCCAGCGCCTGAACCTATAGCTAGAGTGTTTGTAGCTGAAGATGAACCAAGAACTATATTGCCACTTTGAGCAGTTCCGCCAAGTGTTATTGTTCCAGTCGTTGTACTAGGAGCAATACTATAAGTTGAAGCGGCAACTCCATCTAAAACAAAGTTTCCAGTTCCAACATCTATTACAACACCAGTTGTAGTATTTGTATTACCTATAGTAATTGAATTAGCAGCAGCATCATTTCCAATTCCAATAGCTCCGCCACCACCAACAAGAGAAATGCCTCCAGCGCCACCAATTAAAGTCAGAGCGCCAGTACCATTACCGATCGTAGTAGCTGCTGCTGAAGTGGTATTTATGGTCGTTGTACCTTCAATATCATTAGGTCCGGTAGTCACTGTAATAGAAGTAAATGTTCCACTTGATTGGGATGTCCAAGTAGCGGAATTACTTACTATAGAAGTTAGTATATAAAATAAATTACTAGGTACGTTAACCCACAAAGTTCCAAGTGGAGCAAAGTCACTTGTAGTTGGATTTCTCTTGGCAATTATAGGTGCCTGAGCCAATTGCGTCAATGGACCTTGTCCTAAAGAATATCCAACATTAATATATTGTTTTCCAGCCATGTTTTCTCCTAATTTGAGCATTTTAAAATTATTTTCAGTAAAACACATAAAGGTTTCACTTGCAAATTACTTAATTTCGTATACAATTGTATATATGTGCATGAGATATAAGGGGTAAACATGGTAGATGAAAAGAAAAAACTTAAGAGATTGGTTCTAAATATAGATCCAGCAATACATAAAGAAATAAAAATAAGAGCGATTGATAGAAATACAACGATTACAGAATACGTATTGATGGCCATTATGTCTAAAATGGAATGGGAAAAGAAATACGAGTAACTAAAAGGTGTAGTAATGTTAAAAGCTTGTTTGAAATGTGGAAAAGAATTTACCAGCGGAAGAAAGAAAATTCCTACTAAATTTTGCAGTATGAAATGCTATCAAAAGACCAGACAAAAAGATAAATATAATCCGTTTATCTTCCTTGTATACGTGTTTTTTATAACTTCACCGATATTATTGTCAGCATTTATATTGTTCCACAGATCACCAAAAAACGATAAGAAATATAAGATAGAAAAAACGAATATTCCATATTCAAGTTGTAAATAGAGATTAAGAAAAAGTCGCCGCGACAAATAAATAATAAATGGGGTCAATATGAATACAATATACTGCGATTACTGTGGTACTTATAAGGGATTGAGCATACATCTATTTTGTAATCTACAATATTATATGGGAGTGATCTTAAGAGGATACCTGATGGGATATTGTCTTAAGATCATATTAATAAATTTAGGTCTATGAAAAATATTTTATTTTTCTTTTTTAATGATTTTATCCAATTTATTCATATCGCTCTTAACAATATTAACTTCACCAAGTAAAGCTGCATTGGTTATGTCGCCATAAAGACGCCTAAAAGCAGGACTTTTAAATGTTAATTTTAGGAATTTTTCTGCTTCACCTAAAGTCATAGCGGCTCCTAATGCTGGTAAAACAGCCGCAGTTCGAGTGCCAAGTCCAGCGGCAGAGACGCTTGCATATAAAGCTCTGGTCACAGGGTCGAAGTTTCTCATTAAAACATATCTATTTACAAAATTTTGTATGATTGATGTTTGATTAAGACCATTCGATAGTTCATTATAATCAGATATTAATTGTCTGAGTTCTGGAACCTTATTGCTTGCTTTGAGAATAGTATTATTAATGGTTTTCGAAATATCAGGATAAATACTACGTACCGACTTGGCAATATCTGGATCTTTTATTGATTGTTCTAATATTTGTTTAAAATCCCAAAGTTTTCCTACTGGGAATTTATTAGTATATAATGCTTCAATATTTTCTATTAATACATCTTTAATTTCAGAACTTGGCGCTTTTGAAACTCGATTATATAAATCGCCCATTTCATTAAAAAGAGTGGATGAAGATTCATTTAACTCTTCAGGAATGGCTTGTCTTATAGTATTTCCTAACTCAGAAACTTTTCCAGCAGCAAATTTAGTACCAACAATAGGAATTGCCAACATTGTGCCTATTTTAGCTGCCTGTTGCACGCCTTCACTAGCTCCGGCTTGCTTAGTCAACCATTGAGCTACATTTCCACCTGCGGCAATTTTGGCTGCCGCTTTTGGAGTAACATCCAAAAATTTAGATACTGCATTAACCCAAGGAGTGCTTTTTCCTAATAATTTGGCGCCCTTTCCAACTGCACCAAGAAATGCGCTAGGGGATAAAATAGATGCAATATCTGAAACAGTATTACCAATCGTCTTTTCTGTTTCGGTTTGTGGTTTGAATTGGCCGCCAGTTAATTGCTCGACTACTTGTTTTGGTAATTTCTGTAAGCTTTGTACTGCTTCAGGAACTGCAATCTTTCCGCCAGATACTAAATTGGCTAAGTTGAATGGTAATGCAGCGACATTAGTCACTCCTTCACCCAAACCTTCTGCGCCTTTAGTGGCTAATTGTCCCAGTAAGTTTCCAAAGCTCGATTTTAAATACGGTTCTTGTTTAACACGTTCACGTTCCATATTATACGCTTGCTGGGTCGTTAGTTGTTGTTCTCCAGATGGAGTTTCATATGCTTGAGGAATATTCGCTTGGGCATTCGATTGTGACGGAACTCCTGTAAATACAGAAGATAAACCTTCCCATAAAGTTGTCGGCCTTAAAGAGCTCTTAATGTATTCTCTTCTATCGGCGGGAGAAAGTGCGGCGATATCTTTACCATGAAGTCTCTCAACAGCCTGACGTTCACTAGCTAATTGCTTTTGCTTAACATGTTGATTTATAAATGAGTTGAATAATGTGGGATTATTCTGCGCTAAATACGCCAGTTCTTGAGATTGTTGTTCATTTAGATTCAATCCAGGTAAATTTTGTAGTCCTTTAGCGGTTTGATCTAAATTATGACGTTCTTGTAGCTGATTTATCTTAAAATTAGCTAATTTTTCAAGGCTATTCCCTAGACCTTGCCCAAATCCAGAACCAAGTCCAGCTAATATCCCAGGATTTCTATTTATTATTTGTACCATTATATCTCCTTATAATTCATTGCCAGATGATTCAGCTGCCGGATTTTGTGGATAGAAATAATTATATGCTTTTTGGCCTGCGTATAATCCGGCTAATGAACCGGCTACACCAAGAGCGTTTCCAATCCCTGGAGCTGCTGATTCCCAGAATCCAGCGCGTTCTGGAACATGTAAATTCTCAAACTGAGGAGTCAAACCAAGACCTAAAAGTTGAGCTAATTGATTTCTATTTTGCATTCCATATTGAGATCTTAGAGCGGCCAATCCAGTATCTAATCCAGCTCCAGCTTGTCCTACAGCACCAGCAAAAGCAGATGATCTTTGAGCGCCACTACCTAATGAAGTGAATCTTTCAGCGATAGATGGAACTGTTTGGGTTTGGAAATTTTGGCGAGCTTGTTGTTCTATAGGTTCAAATCCTTCATATGGATTTTGTAAGCCGCCTAGTCCCATTGATAAGAGTTGATTAATGGCACTAATTTGTTGAGGATTAAATTTCTGTAATTGAGCGAATTGTCCTGGTAATCCAGCTGTTCCTGATTGGCCTTGTTGCATCATGTTATTACTATTTGGACGGGATGAATTATTTCCTCCGGAGAACAATCCAGAAAGACCCCCAATTAAGCCTCCAGCAGCAGCCCCAATACCGGTTCCAATTCCCGGAAAAAAAGAACCGAGTTTGGCTCCACTTGCTGCGCCACCAAGAGCACCTAGTGCCCCACTTCCAAAATTCGCCATTATTTCACCCTCAAAATTTAGGTTTATACTTTTTTAATCACTATAATATATATAGAACAATTTTGTTACTTTTGGGAGGCAAAATGAAATTCAATATACTTATCTTAACAATGTTGATTCCATGTTTAACTTTTGCCATGGAAAATCAAAGAATTATACCACAAAAACATCATCAACGATCTAATTCCGGTGAGACCATAGTAATTAATATTGATAGCCCAAAACATAACACTGAAGAATTAGAAAACGCCAAAGAAGAACGTAAAAATAAATTACAAAAAGCTCGTTTAGTAGCAATTTCTGCAGTAATAGCTAGCGGCTTAACTGCATTAGTATCACTTATAATTCACTTTGAAAAATGTTGAGTGTTTAAGTGGGATTTGCTAACAAAAAGAGTACCGAGAGATAGTGTCTCGGTACCCATAAAAAAGGAGAGAGTAGTAGTCAAAATAAGAATATCATCAGCTCTGGATGTACTCAAGGATTATATAGGTAATATTAAAACTGGATCTATCCGAAGCGGTAATAATATTAACATTAGTATTATCAACATATAATTCTACATTAGTAGTTCCGCTGGCACTAGCATATGGTAATGGAATATAATCCAAATCAGTAGTGTCACTAGAAGTACCATAAATTCTCGTGAATGTTGTCGCAGCAGTAACGGTAATATTGTGGGGCACAGAAGTAGTGCCTGTATTAGGCAAAGCTCCAAAATTAACTACAGTTCTAAAAACTTGTCTAAGAGATGGATTAGCTGCTGTGCTGGAATTATTATTGGGATTAGAGAACCATAATTGCCCATTAACTATTTCAAAGGCATTATTATACATTCCTGTATCTTTTTTATTAAGGATATTAACTATATCGTTAATGTTTTGATAAAGTCGTACCAATAATTGTTTAAATTCAGGAGTATTAACATCCACTTGGAGTATTTGAGATACATCCCATACATTTGTAGTAGCTACAAAACTACCATATTGCGACGATCTAGCCATTATTGGAATCTCCCTGCGCGACATGTAACTAAAATTAAACCATCAAGTTGGAAATCTGACCATGCAATTTGACCATTAGACAGCTGTGCTGGAGTTAAATAACATGCTAACTGAATACAATTTCCTGTGGTTTGGAAAAATACTGAGTGTGTTAATCTTTCTTGTTCGTTTTCTAGTGGGTATATAAGTGGATCAGCTGGAAATGTTTCTAAAATTCCAGTTCCCATAATGGTACCAGTAGCTTCACCTGAACTTATCATTGAAAGTTCCGTAGCACTTGGATAATAATCCACAGTTATCTGTCCACTGCTGGTTTTTTCCACCAAAAAATCTACACGTTGTAAGAACAAATTCTGATCATCTTTATTATATGGATTGATTTGCTTTGTGTTAAATTGAATATTACTAACACGCGCAAGAGTTCCTCCACCAAGATAAGTTCCAGAAATATCAGGGGCATATAGCGTGAAATTATTAGCATCTATAACATTAAATACCTGATAAAATCCAAGTATAGGTAAATTAAGGCCAACTGCATTTTCTATCGCTACAAAATCATCTACTGCAACATTATGGTTAATAACTTGTAGATCTACATATCCAGCACCATAAACTGTACTAGGAATTGTCATATTTGTTATTTGCATAGATGGAGCATTTCTGGATATATCAGAGGCTATTCTCAATACAAATCCTTCCGGAGTACCGGCAATAATTTGTCTTTGGTTAGCTTGAATTATATTATCAATCCAGGAAGCATTAAACTGTTGCCATGTTAATGGCGATGAAGATGCCCATGTTAAATCTGTTTGTTGTTCGAAATATCCAAAAGCAGTAAAACAATCATCATTCACTGCCCATGATCCGTTTTGATAATTAAATACCAATAATTGATTAGGGAAATTTTGATTAACGGCTGAAGTATCTAAATATGACCAATAAACTAATTCAGTGAAATAATCTCTTATTCCAGCAATTCTAGCAGGAGCGCTATTTTTAGTTTCAAATGAATCAAATATTTTTTGTGGTATTTTGGTATCTACACGAATTACGTTAGCACCACTACATGCGTGAACTCCGGTATTACCAATTGTAAGAACGTCTTTATCGAAGGCAACCGTGGAAAAAGTACCTTGGGATCCAAGTTCTGTATTAATTTTTTGCCACAAAAACGGCAATATTTCATTTCCTGTATAAACCAATTCCCATGTAGAACGTTCAAAATATACAATCAGACGATCTTTAATAAATTCAGCACTAATTATTCCCTCTTCTGTTGTTGCATCGATATATCCGGCTCCAGCAGCAATATTATTATTGAGAGTAGCACCAACTCCTGTATCACTAGTATTTGGTTCGTACCAGGCATTTCTGGCAAGTGGGCTACCATTAAATGAATAACGACATCTATTTTTGTATTGAGTAGTTATACCGCTGCCTGCATTGGTAGTACTATTATCATTTTCTATTGTATTTAAAAGTAATAAACGATCTTTAAAGGCAACAATAATAAGCGCTGTTTGAACGAATGGACCGGTATAAGCTGCTTGCGGTGATCCGCCATAACTAGGCAAGAAAAAGAATCCTCTAGTGGATGCCAAAGTACCAGGCAAACTATACCAAGTTGTGCCGTCAAAATACCATATTGGATCATCGGTAGCGGATGGCTGAGGAGAAGGTCCGACAGTAGCATTAAAATTAGTAACAAACATAATCGGAGGTGAAGATGCCGCTGTTACTGAGCCTTCCCAATTAGTCGCCCAAAAATAGTTTAAATTGGTACCTTTCCATATAGCGGTTCCAGAACGCGCCCAAGCACCTCCTGTAAAAGTATATGCAAATCTAGTATCAAAACCGTAGCTTGGATGATTATTTATAGCTCCTGATTCGTATTGAGTTAATCCCATTACCGGTAATCCAGGATAGAAAAATATAGTTGTTAATGCAGGAGCTCCTGTAAAAGTATATGCTCCAGTGCTTATGTTAAATGTTCCAGATCCACTTGTAGCTAGCATAGCCTGAACACCGGCGGTGGCACTAATTATCGTATATATTTGGGTTCCTATAGAAAATGACTGGCCTACTGCAAATGATGCTACTGGAAATCCAGTAATAGAGTTAACATTTCCGGT